TTCGCTGGCTCTGGCACAACCATTGTCGCTTGCGAGAACTTAGGGCGCAAATGCCGTGCGATTGAAATCAGCCCCGCCTATGTTTCGGTATGCCTTCAAAGGATGCAGGACGCTTTCCCGTCGCTCGAAATAAAACGGATTGAATGATGGCAAAGGCGACAAAAGCAGAGATGACACAGAGAATAGCCCGAATTTCGGAGCTACTTTTGCGCGGCGCGTCTCGTGCTGTAATTCTTCAATATGCTTCTGAAAAGACAAGCTGGGGATTAACCGAAAGGTCTATTGATACCTATATAAAAAAGGCAACCGAACTTATAAGGGCGGGTGCTGAAACTGATATGAGCTACGAGATGGGCAAGGCAAAAGAGCGGTATGAGTTTCTTTGGAATAAAGCCCTATCTATGCAGGATTACAGGGAGGCTCGCCACGTTCAGGGCGACAGGGGCGACTTGCTCGGACTTGACGCGCCGAAGAAAACATCCGTAGAGTTAGAAGGTGATGTAAACATTGCATTTAACTGGGTAGATGTCACAAACGACGATTGACGTAAAACGTCCGCATAGCAAGCAGCAAGAGATGCTTATTGTCTCTCCTGACAATCTTGCCGTCTTTGCAGGTCGTAGGTATGGCAAGACAGATGCGATGGTGCAACGCATCTTTTATCACATGATGCAAAAGAATGGCTTGTATTGGTGGGTTGGTCTGTCTTGGCAATCGGCATCTATGAAAAGGGCTTGGCGCGAAGTCTCTGCGATTGCAAAGCAGATATTGAACGGCATGGGGCTAAAAGAGCGCGAGCATATAAACAGAAGCAACCACGAAATCAAGATACCAGGCATGGGAGAGATATGGTTTAGAACAGCCGATAACCCCTCATCCCTTGCGGGGGAAGGTATACGCGGCGCGGTGGTAGATGAGTTTTCGCTAATGCGTGAGATCGTATGGACTGAATATCTACAAGCCACGCTGTTGGACTATTCTGGCTGGGTTTCGTTTTGCGGTGTACCAAAGGGTAATAATTGGGCGGCAAAGATTTGGCGCGGTGCTAAAGTGTGGGATGGTTGGCAGCAGGTGATTGCTACGAGCTACGATAACCCATTTATAAAGCCAGAAGATATTGACGCGATAAAAGGAAAAGTTCCCGCTCATATATTCAATCAAGAATACCTTGCTAAGATCGTAAGCGGTGAAGGCATGGTCTTTCGCAACATGACAGAGTGCGCAAATTCAGAGTGGCTTGACGCTCCAATTGACGGAAGGCAGTATATCGGAAGCGTTGACGTGGCAGATGCTAATGACTATACGGTTGTCTCTGTGTGGGATGTGGCAGATAAAGCGGAAGTTTATAAGGATAGGTTTCGTCGTGTAGGGTATAATGTTTTAGAAGACAGGCTCTTTGCGGCGTATAATAAGTTCAATCTAAAGAATATGGTGATTGAAGATAATAGCATAGGGCAGCCCGTGATCGATCACTTGAGACAAAAGAAGATGATAATCACGCCCTTTCATACAAGCGGCGCAACGAAGTCACCCATTATTCAGGGGTTGCAATCTGCTTTTGAGCATGGCGAAATTAGTATACTGCCAGATGAAACAACGGTTGACGAGCTATCTTCTTATGAAGCAAAGAAAACGGCGAGCGGGTACAGCTACGGCGCGCCGTCTGGTATGCACGATGATACGGTGATGGCGTTGGCTATTGGATGGCAAGCGATAGCGCAAGGCAAGTCTGAATTTGTAGATGGCTTCGAGGAATGGTGAAATGTTAAAAAACTACGTTAAAGGATTACTGAAAGATGTGTTCGTAGAGTATATGTACGACTCGAAAGACCCGCGCCTGTCCGATATAGAGCGAAAGCAGAATTATCGCAACGGTGTACATGATAAGCCGCTGAAAATCAAGAGCGGCGTTGACGACAATATTACGGTCAACTTTACAGGCTTGTTAGTCGATAGGTCTGTGTCTATGCTAATCGGAGCGGGCGTCACGTTTGACCCCGACGGAGAAGGCGAGACAGATGAGGGCGATTATATTGATTCGGTGTGGGACGCTAACAAAAGAATTGACCTACAGCTTAACCTTGCGGACTACGGCGCAATCTCTGGCACGCCAGCGGTAAAGATACGCCCCGGCGTTCACGGTGATTTGCCAGCGTTGGAAGTCATAGACCCTGAGACGCTAGAGATAATCACAGACCCGTTTGATATAGATCACGTTATCAGCTATTCCATTGTAAATGTTGTCAGCGTCATAGATGAGCGCGGAGAGACAAGCAAGCGCAGGCGTCAACAGATAATTATAGAGCAACCAGAAAGCGAAGAGGGCGCAGAGCAGCACTGGCTAATCCATGACTATCTGCAAAACGACAAAGGCAAGATGGTCGAGATGAAAGGCTCGCCTACATTGTGGGAGTATCCCTTCCCCCCTGTTATTGATTGGAAGAACCTACCGAACGCTGGTTCTCAATACGGACGTGCCGACCTGACAGATGACATCATAAGCGTACAGGATGCGATTAACCGCACGCTATCCAATGCTAATAAGGTGATGCGATTACAGGCGCACCAAAGGCTTTGGGGTAGAATGCTCGGCTCGTTCAAGGCTTTGGATTGGGGACCGGATAAGATGATGAATTCGCAATCGCCCGATGCTTCAATCGGAGTAGTAGAAGCGGGCGGCGACTTGGTTGGGATGCGCGAGTTCGCCTTGTTGCTAAGAGATTCATTGTTCAGTATAGGCAGAAGCGCAGACCCCGCAGTCATAAAAGATAGCGTGGGCGAGATGACAAACTTCGGCTTGAGTATCTTGTACAAGGATGCACTCGACAAACTGGAAACAAAGCGCGGCTTGTATGGCGATGCTTTCAGCGAACTAAACCGCCGCCTACTTATACTTAACGGAATGGATGGTGAAAAGGTTGGCGAAGTTGTTTGGGATAACCCACTGCCAATTGATAGCGTAGAACAAAGTACCGCCCTGTTAGCTGATTTGAATCACGGCGTTGTGAGTAAGGAAACTGTAAGGCAGCGCAGCGGCTACGATAACGAGCAGGAGAACAAGCGGCTTGCGGCTGAGAAAACAGACGTTGCGAACATCGGCGGCTTGATACTTGAGAACTTCAACAAAGGTCAATTGTAATGTCTAGGAAATATCAGGTATCAGGTGAGCAGTTCGAGGCGGGCGATGATAGTGGCGGTCAATTGCTGCATCATATCGTAGATGTGGCTAAGAGCGCACTGCCAAGCGGCGCGGCAACATCGGCTTTGCAAACGGCTACTATCGCCGCGATAACCGCAGTTGGTGTTACCGCTATAGCTATTCTTGCATTTATGAACGCCATAAGCGCGCAAAACCCACTCTCCGCAGATGGTGATAGCGTTTACGTCAAAGATGTTTGGTTGGCAGAGTCTACAAGCGCAGGGTTTACAGGCGGCGATGTTACTGATTTAGTAGACAACCTTCATTCTGTAATTGTAAACACGACAAGCGATAATCCAAAAACGATACTTGTGCATTTTGAAAGAACGGTTGTTTCAAACGCTATAGGGCTTGGGTCTTATGGCGGTGGCGACTTTAGCAATGTAAAGATAGAGATCGGCACAAGTGGAGATGTTTTTGTCACGGTTATTGATGATAGTGGGGACAATACAAAGCTAACGAGTGAAACGTACCAGCTACCCATCACGGCTGGATTCAACGCTTTACGCATCACCTTCCATACGGCTGATACGATAACACTTTCAAATTTAGTTGTCTTGAAATCTGAAAGCGGCGTTGTAAGACTTCAAGCCGCAAAGCCCGATAATACCGTAACGGATATTAACGCAACGGCTGGCGGCAATCTAAAAGTTGCGCTGGAAGAGTACGACGATAGCCTGATAGACGCTGCGACTGGCTTGCCTGTCTTTGTATCTCACGCAGAAGAATCGGTACACGCGGGCGAGAGCTTCTTTATGAACAGCTACGTCGAGCTTGACGACACCGATACATTCTGCATGAAGCTGGTCACTCCAGACACAACCACGTGGGCACATTTTAGCTTCAACATTAGTACGAGCGGCATTTTGTACACGACCTTTGACGAAGATGCTACGGGCGGGATGACAGGCGGGGCAAGCGTAACCCCTATAAATAGCAATAGAAATAGCGCAGAGACAAGCGTTATTGTTCTTACGGGTGGCGTAACCGCTGCGACTGGCTACACCACGAGACTTGAAAACAGAGCCTATGGTGGCACAGGATTCAAAGCGGACATCGGCGGCGGGGAAACTTTGTCGCATGGGCTTATCTTGAAACAAGACACCGTTTATATAAGGTGTTTCTTATCTGGTAGCGATGCGAATATTGTATCTTTTCGCGCATCATGGGATGAAAGCGCGGATCAATAAAGGAGCAAGAGATGAGAATTAAATGGCGATTTGTTTTTGAATGGGTTGCGGTGCTGGGTAATCTTGGCGCGTCAGCCGCTATTATATTAGTGCTGAAATGCAGTGCCTGATAATAATGTAATCGCACTCGCCGCTCGCTTTAGGGCAGAGCTAGAAAGACACGACGCGCTCGCTCTCGGTCGCATTGCGGATGCTTACGGCGTGATGGTTAATCGCTTAGTTGACTTGATAGATGCCCTCACGCTAGATATAGAGATGGGCGGGTATAGCGTGAACAAAATCAGGATGCTAGATAGATACCTGAAACTCATGTCACAAGCGCAGCAAGAGTTAAACGGCTTCGCTGGGTATCTTGGGGTTGAGTTGCAAACGGTGTCAAGGTTATCTATTGACATGGCGACGAAGCACGCCCAACAATTAATCTTAACATCCGCTAAAGAGTTGGGAATATCGGCGGTATTGGGCGAAACGCTGAATACTGATGCGATAGTGTCGCTACTTGGTTTTCTAGGCACTGATAGCCCGCTCTATGCCCGCCTGTTGCATTATGGCGAAGTAGGAGCGGAAAGAATAAGTGCAATTCTGTTAGAAGGTGTTGGGCTAGGCTATGGGGCTGATAAACTAAAGCGAATGATAATAAACGAAGCGTTGGGGGTTGGCTTAACTGACGCGATGCGAATTATCAGAACGTCACAGGTATACGCTTATCGTGAAGCGTCAAGAGCAAACTATATCCAACACTCGAATATCGTAAGGGGCTGGGTATGGCATAGCGCGCTGATACCTGGCAGGACTTGCATGTCATGCGTAAGGATGCACGGGACAGAGCACCCACTGAGTGAGACGCTAAATGACCATCATAATGGATTGTGTACACCTATCCCGCTTGTCGGGGCTAATCCTGTCACAGAGGGCGGTGATGCGTGGTTCGATAATCAGTCAGAAGCAACGCAGAAACAAATGCTTGGGGTTGGTAAATATGATGCGTGGAAAGATGGTAAAATATCTATATCCGATATGAGCAAGACAGTACCAAACGATGTATATGGTGACATGCGGACAGAAGCACCGCTAAAGGATTTGATATGAGTGAGCGTGAATTCTGGATGATAATACGTCAAGCCCTGCTACTTGCCATAGATGCTATTGAAAGAAGGCATAAAGCCGCATTTAGGACAAAGGTTGCAAGAGATTCGTATAAAAACATGGTAAAATAGAAACAACTTAATTAAAGGCAGTTGCACACTAAACGCCGCGAGTCAATCAGATTCGCGGCGTTTTTGTTTGCAGAAAGGAATATGACGAGATGTCAACAGAACCAAAAGTAGAGACGGCTGTAACAGAAGAGCCGAAAAAGCAGGCTGAAACAGAAGAGCCAGCGCAAGCCGAAACCGTAAGCATCGAGGAGCATAACGCAACAAAAGCGGCACTCAAGGCAGCTAACAGCGAAGCCGCAGAGCGTAGACGAAAACTAGAAGCATACGAGAAGGCAGAGAAAGAACGAGACGAAGCGGAGATGTCCGAGATGGACAAACTCAATAAGCGGCTCGAAGAAACGGAAGCGGAGCGAGATAGTCTTATCGCAAAGGATGATGACCGCAAAGCGTCCGATGAAAAAAAGAAGCTACAGCAAAGCGCGGCTGAAAAAGTAGGCTTGCCGAATGAATTTTCTGACAGAGTACGCGGTGAAACATCCGAAGAAATGGAAGCAGATGCAAAGGTATTGCTTGACGCTATGCCAGTAAAACCGAAGCCGAAAGTATTACCTACAAATTCAGGCGGCGGCGAATTAGGCGATGAGACTTTTGGCGAAAAGAGCGCACGCTTGCTGTAATCAAAATATTATGGAGTAATTACAATGGCACTAAACTCTTATTTAGATGTCTCTGGTATCGCCCAAGACATTCAAGACGATGCAATTTTTATTGTTCGGGAAGCCGGACAAATGCAAGGTCTTGTCACTGTTTTTCGTGATGCAACAGGACTGAACCCGCGTGCGGGGTATAAGTACAATAGCACGACTGCCGACGACATTGGCGAAACCGATGACATCGTAGGTAGTTCATTCACCCCCTCGGCAGATCAAACACTCACGCCGAGCGAAGTTGGCGATATGTTCTTCATCACCGACTCACGCGCCGCGAGCGATTTGCCTGAGAATATCGTAACCGATGGCGCAAAAGAACTGGGTTACGCCGCTCTTGATAAGGTAGAAAGTGACCTTATCGCAGAGATGGCAAACTTAACAGGCGGCACGATTGGCGCGGCTGGCACTGTGATTACATGGGGATATATCTCCGCTGCAATTGCACAAGCCCGCAATGCTAACAAGTCCAACCTGAAACCGCTTTCCTGCGTTATCCACGCATATCAAGCGGCTGTACTTGCCAAGAGCGCGTCGATTGCTGGCGCAACCAGCTTGGCACAAGCCCCCGGCGTTACCGAAGAAGTCACCAGAAAGGGTATCAAGGCAGCCTTCTCATTCATGGGCGTGCCTATCTATCAGGTGTTTTCTGACCCGGATAGTGATGACGACTTTACAGGCGGCGTGTTCCCGAAAGAAGCCATCGCAATTGATTGGCGGCGTGCTATCCGTATTGAAGGCGAGCGCAATGCCTCACGGCGTGGCTCTGAAATGGTTATGAGTGCGGTTTATGCTCATGGCGTTTGGCGACCTACTCGCGGCGTCCAGATGATTTTTGACGCTACCGCCCCCACGAGCTAAAGGAGAATAATAATGACTCAAGAAGTATTCTCGGTTAACGTTGCACTGCAAGATGATTTTGCTGGTAGCGATGTTTCCTTATTTGCACTAAAAGCCCCGACTAATTCATTAGGCGGTGGTATCACAATCCTTAGTGCGCAAGTTGTCTCTGACGCAGACCTTGCCGCTGGCACTGTGAATTATTGGAGCGTTGCCTTGCATAAATACAGCAACGCTGGCACTCCTGCCCTGAACGGCACTGTTGCCCCCGCTATTGGCGGCACGCTTGGATGGGGTAAGGGTATTCCAAAGCATCTTGTGATTGACTCTGATTATCAATTCGTTGATGCTGGCGAGTTTGTCGTAGCTGAATACACCGAAGCTGGATCAGGAAACCCAACAGACGGCGTTGTGATGATTCAATACACTATGGGCAAATAAGCCCTTGATAGCGTGGCTAGACTGTATACGTCGAAAAGGGTTATCCCGCCCCTGCCACGCTAAAATCGGGATTAATGGGAGTAGTAAAGATGGATGAAAAAGAGAACCTTAAAAAAATAATGTGGCTATCAAATGCGCCGTGGGCGGCTACGGGTTACGGATGCCAAACGCGAGCCTTTACGCCACGTATAAAAGAACTTGGTTATGATATTGCCATTACTGCTTTTTGGGGCTTAGCTGGCTCTAAATTGGACGCGGGCGGGATAAAGGTTTACCCGAATGGTTATCACCCATACGGGCAAGACATCATTAGAGCAAATTGCGTGGACTTTGGATCGGAGTATTTTATCAGCTTAGTGGATGCGTGGGTTTGCGAGCCTAAACAATTTGAAGGTCTTAAGTGGATGGCTTGGTTTCCAGTAGACAGCGAGCCTTTACCGCCTGACGTGAAGATAACTGTAGAGAAAGCGCACAGGCGTATTGCGATGTCAAAGTTCGGGAAGCGCATGTTGAAAGACGCTGGGCTTGATTGTGACTATATCCCGCACGGAATAGACACAAGCGTATTCAAGCCAACCGGGAGCGATGTCCGCGAAATGCTTGGCGTTTCAAAAGATGCCTATCTTATCGGCATGGTCGCAGCGAACAAAGGCAACCCAAGCCGCAAGGCATTTACGCCGCAGATCGCAGCTTTTGCAGAGCTTCGCAAAAAGCATGATGACGCCGTTCTGTATATCCACGCTTTCAGCGGTGGGAAGAACGAGCAGAACACGGTCAACCTAGAAGCCTATGCCGAGAGCGTTGGGTTGGAAGTTGGCAAAGATATTATTTTTGCTCACCCGCATAGCCTGATGGTCAATAAGTACAATGATGCAAACATGGCGCAGCTTTACTCCGCTTTTGATGTGCATATGACCGTTAGCATGGGCGAGGGCTTCGGCTTACCAATACTAGAAGCGCAATCGTGCGGGTGTCCCGTTATCGTCGGTGATTGGACTAGCATGTCGGAGCTTTGTTTCTCCGGCTGGAAAGTACCAAAGAGTGAAGCTGATAGATGGTGGACGCCGCAATTATCATATCAATACATGCCAAGAGAAAGCGGCATTCTTGATGCGCTAGAGAAAGCATACGAGATGCGCGGCAATCAAGACTATAGGGACAGGGCGCGTAAAGGTGCGTTACCTTATGATGCCGACAAGGTGACTGAGAAATACTGGAAACCATTTTTAGAAAAGGCACTCAAAGATGAATGAATTACATGCAAGGTTAATTGAAGAACTAATGAGCGGCAAAGCTAGTCTCTCCCCTAGAGAGCACGCCGCCGTGAATGAAATCAAAGCACTGCGCGAAAAGATTACAAAGCTAGAGAAGCCAAAGAGAAAGACAGTCAAAAAATGACAGTTGCAATCGTTATTACTAACTACAATATGCCAGAAAGGACAGACGCGCTTGTCGAGTATATACACGACAATGTAAAGCACCCTTTCGATATTGCAGTGGTAGATAACGGTAGCGATATTGAGAAGCCAAGCAAATATACATCCGTTAGGCTACACCGCAACGTGCAAACGACAAACGGTTGGCTTATGGGCTTGCATTATTTTGATGCCTTGCGAGTAGTGAGCGGCAAAGAATACTCTGCTTACTGGTTTCTGATTACATCCGCCGAGTTTGTGGGAGGTGATCCGCTTTCTCCGATGTGCGACGTTTTACAAAGCAGATACGATGTTGTTGGTGTTCACCCTGTGCTAACGCAGGACAGTACAACCTACTGGCGACACATGAAAGAAGGCGGCGATACTTGGATGATGGACAATATCGCAAGCCTCTACGATGCGAAGTGGTTTGATAGTATAGGACGCTTTGACCCCGCTTTAATCTACGCATGGGGCATAGACTTAGAGACCGGATACAAGGCGCGCTCTGATGGTAAAAAGCTGCACTTATGCAAGGGCGCGAAAGTAAAGAAAGTCACGGACATAGGCTATGACATGAGCAGGATGAACATGACTGCCAGAGAGCGCGAAGGAAAAGCAAGTGAAAACATGACGCGGATTTTATCAGGTCGCTATGGTGCGGGCTGGTATGACATGATGTACCATGTATAGCTTTTGCATTATCACGGATGGCGAAGAGCCTGAGAAGTTGCGCTCTCTGGTTAGAAGTATAGATCGCGTGATGTTGAGTTATACGAGTTACGAAATAGTAATAGCTGGAAAATGGAGCAAGTCTTATTGTGATTTATATGTGCCATGCGAGAGCGACGCTGAGAGCGGCAAGCTGGGACGCTTACGAAACGCCGCTTGCGATGCCGCTATAGGTGATGTGCTTATAATTTGCGACGATGATATGGTCGTGCACGATGATTTTTATCAAGGCTTGCGCGAGTACGGAAACGATTTTGACGTGCTTTCCTGTAAAATCTTAAACTCTGACGGCTCGCGAT